TTTGCCACACTCGCTTTCGCTGTTGCGACATCCTTAAAACCAAGTCCATGAATAGTTCCTTTAGGATCTTCATCAGTGTATAAATCAGAATGTTTTTTTGACTTTGCAGGTTGCCCTTTTTTACGGGCAATACGAGGATTGGATTCCTCAGTCATTTTCTTCTTTTTACCCGCACAATGTGCTTTCTGACTAAAACCTTTTGGGTTGTTACAATCAATAGACTTTTTATACTTTGCAGACCATCCTTCCTTTACAAGAAAACCATCCTCACGGACAGTATACCCTTCAGGAATAGGTTTACACTTCTTATCAGTGTTGCAATAGTATTGTCCCTTCTTACAGGAAGTCTTCGCCATTATACAGACTATTCAGAGCTATTATTATTTAGCAATCCGTCTTTTAACATCTTTGAGAGTTCACTTGTAGAACCAACAAAGAGTGCGTTGTTTGTAACTGTGCCTTGTTTCTTTGGATTATCCTCTTCTATGTCTTTAACTTTTTTATGTAAATCTGCTAACTTATCTGTTGTATCTGCAACACTTTTTATTAATTGTCCAGCAACCTCATATGCTCTTGGACTTGCTGTTTCCCCTGCAACTTCCATAATACCATTGATCGCTTCTTGACCTTTCTCTATAAGTGAATATAAATTACCTCTTGTATAATCATAATCTTTTTTAACTTCATCAACCTTGGTTACTTCATTTTTTTCTTGTTTTACAATTGCATCCACCTCAACACTACCATCAGTGTTGAAAGTATCATTTAATGAATCGTAACCTTTTTTCATTTTTTATCACCCTTCTTATATAATTTATTTAATCTGTCCTGTGCATCTTTTATTCTTTTATTTTTTGCAATTATGGTTTTCATTTTTCTAGTCACTATGGGTATTTTATAATAGTCTAAATCTGGGTCATTACGTTTTTTAGCTTTCATATATTGCATAAGATCACTCTCACCTTCAGGATTAAAATGTGTTTTTTCATATTCGGGAGTTTTAATACCTTTATTACTTACTCCTCTTGCACTTTTATGCTTTGGTAATCTAAAATTATCAGGATGTGGTTTTATACCAGTTCCTTTTGGTTTTCCAATCGAGGTTGCACCAGTTATACCCTTAATTGGTTCAGGAGTTGGTTTAATATATCCTTGCCTTACATTTCTTAAATATGCCTTTCTTCGTATAATATCACTTTTTGGAAATGGTCCTGTACTTACCGTTTTTAAAGCGTTAGGAATTTCTCTTGGTAGTTGATTTGCTTTTCTCAAACTATCTTTAAACAATGATTTTACAACTTTACTATTGAAAACAGCTTTAGCAATTTTTAATTTACCTTCAGATATAAATTCCTTGTAAGTTTTCATTATATATCTACCCCTCTATTTGGTGCAAACTCTTTTCCGTCACCAAAGAATGTGCTTGTTTCTGTAAATCCAAAATCATCACCTGGTTCAATAAATGGTGTATCATCAGTATCTATAACACCATCATCGTTATAATCTTGTTTTGGTTTAGGTACAACAGTGTATCTCTGCTCTCTTTTTGCAGTTCTTGTATTTGTATCTGAGTAGTAATCCAACTGAACTTTTTTGATAAGTCCGTCTGGAGTTCTTGCAATGTGATTAAAGAAGAATGTTTTTGCTGTAAATGAAAGTGTATAAATTAGTGCTCTTCTTGTTGCAAAATCACCTTCATAATCATCTTGTTGTGCGATGTTTTGAAGAACCATTGGAATATCTCTTTTTTCTCCGATTGATTTTACTAAGTCAATCGATATATTAAAACCTGGTTGAAAAAACGGTAGTATTTGCTCTAGTATTTGTAATCCATCATCTTGTAATTTTACTAAAATGTTTAAATCAAAACCAAGATTATATGGAACAGGCATGAATACCTTTTTCATTTTATCACCATCATCACTATCCAATGCCTTGAATGTTTGTGTAATACCTGCTTTTCTTGTAGAGTCATAGGAGATATTTGTAATCTCAAAAGACATTCTTGGTAGTGTGATTTGAGTCGCTTTATTTAATTCTGCTTGCTGCGTAATTCTTGCTAAAAACTTTTGTCTTGGTCCATATGCAATTGGAACTTTAATATCAGATATAACATTTCCAGCACCATCATCGTGACGAACATGAATATCATTAAACAGTGTGCCAAATGCAATAACTGTCTTTCTTATAATTTCGTGATAAAAATAATTGCCTAACATTAGAAACTACCAAATGGATTTGACTCAGTGAAGTCAATGATTAAATCTGCTTCTGATTCAAATATGTCGCCTTCATTATATTTATCGTCTGTGTCATCATCGAAATTAGATACGCTGAATAGAGCACCTGATGTAAGACCCTTGATATCTTCACCAGCAAAGAATCCTGTAGTTGTTGTTCCAATACCGACATTACCTACTTCAAGAATTCCCGTATCAGCATCCCAACTCTTAACTCTTGCCTGTGTTCCAGAACGCATACCTTGAACTATCTCATTGAAGAAATAAGTACCAATGCCACTGATTGTCTCTGGATCAGCGATTGTAATTGTTGGAGATCCTGTGTATGCTGCACCAGGATTAGATACAAATATTGAATTTACTTGATTGAATCCGTTACCAGCATCACCTATCGATGCAATACCAACAGCTCTATCAGAAGCTATACCAGCATTTGGAATTGGAATAGTCACTATGGGAGCAGTACCGAATCCGATACCATTATCAGTCATAGTAAATCTTATTATACCATTTGATGTAGTGTTAATAGAGCAAGTTGCTGCTGCCCCAGTTCCACCACCACCTGATATTGTAATCGTTGGTGGTGTAGTATAGTTTGCACCAGCATTAGTCAACAATATTTTATCTATTGATGTGACATTTGCTATTGAAGTTGTAAATGCTACAGCAGTTGCATTATCACCCGTCGATCCGCTAGGTGATGTGCTTATTGAAACAACAGGAGTTCCTGTAAATCCTGAGCCATCATTATTCAAGAATATTTCACGAATATATCCAGTTCCAAGTACTGGTGTTGTGGTTGCTGTTCTACCAACACCAACTAATTGAAGGGTTGCAATATAACCCACATCATCAACTTGTGTATCAATTGCATCGATTGAAGTATCAATGACCTCATCTTCATATTCAAATAATTCACATTTAAGTTTATAAACATAATTACTTCCTAACTGATAGAAAGGTTCCTCATGTTCTACAAACTTTATTTCAAACAATCTTTGACCTAAAGGAAAAAATACTAAATCACCTTCACGAGGACGAGAAGATAATTCAATATCATCATCTGCATCCATAAATGGTGCGATAAATTCTTCAAATCTTTCTTTTGAGATGGTAAGAGTTACTTCATCTCTTAAACTCATACCAAATTTTGTTAATACATCTCCAGCACCTGCATATCCATCATAAGTATCAACATATGCTTCAAGAGAAAAATTATCATCAAATTTTGATGCTGTGACTTCTTCTATAATTGTTGATTGATTAACAAACTTTCTAGGTATAAAAGTTATTTCAACACCATAAATTTTAAGATGTTCGTTAATTAAACTCTGGACTAATCTTTGTTCTCCTCTCGAACCTTGTAGAAAATGTGGATTTAATGCCATTATTCATCACCCAATGAAGTCTAAAGGAGGTGTCTCATAGTCCATCATCATCCTTGACCTGAGTTCCTCTAACTCTCTGACTCCATCATCATATATCTCCCTACCATTTAATTCTATTCCACCAGGTAATTTAGTTCCTCTAAACTTGATTAAGTTCATACCCCACTGTTTTTTCATTAATGCAACGAAATATCTTTTTACAAATGGATCATTATATACCTGATTATATTCTTCAGGGTCAAGTGCACGAAAACAATCAATTACAATAAAATCATCCTTTTGTTGTGCTCCCCAATCAATATCTAAGTATAATCTATCCTGTCTCTGATTAAATCTTATTTGTTTATCAGTTGTAAGTAAAAAATCAATGTCCTCAAGATATGTTTTAGTCATTGCATATTGCAATAAATTAACAGAATTAAAATAATATAAGTCGTTTAAAAATAATTGATACTTTATACTAAACATTCCACCAGAAATAGAACTTGTATCAAACTTGAATATTCTGTTTATACCAACCACATGATCGGGAACTGCTATAAAGTTAGATGTCTCATAAAAATTACTTGATACGGTTCCTGCAGTATTCGTTGATATGCCTGTCGTAGTTACTATACCAACACCATCAGTTCCTTTTGCTGAACCTCGATCAATATCTTCTTGTGTTATCTTATATTTCAAATACATTCTCTCAATGCCATTGTAATGACGCTCTTGATATAATTGAAGAGTGTCATCAAGTGCATCGTGTATCTGGTCAGTATCAAGGTTTATCTCCAATACAGGATAACCCAGTTTACGTAAACCGAAGTTTATAAGTTGTCCTCTACTGTTTGGTGCTGCCATTACTCTCCGTGAGATTTGCGATTTCCTCTAAAAGTTCATGCTTTTCCTTTTCATAATCATTTTTTAGAGTTTGGAGTTTTGCCTCCAAAAGAACGTTTTGATTTAATGCTGCTGCTAGTTTTGTATGATATAAGTTCACTAATACATTAACATCTACTTCACTGTTTTGTTGCATTTAGAAAGTTCCTCCATCTAGGGTTGAAGTCCAATGTGGTTTGTTTATATAGACGTTGGTAGCAGCACCTGGTACAGATGCTAGGTTTGCAATTGCACCACTCTGACCCTCTCTTCTTAGATTATTAGTTGTATTAAATGTTCCCTCTACACCTATCAAATTAACAGAATTACTACCTGTTACTGCTGATTCAACCACACCAAAAGCACCTGTGGTATCTTGTTTAACAATATCACCAACTGAAACTGTTATAGCAGCACTTAATGAACTCAACGTAACTTTTGTAATCGCAGTTAATACTTGTTTTGAAGTAATGACTGGTGTTTGTGGATTATTTGTAGATCTCTGTAGACCAGTATCATCAAACCAAACAACACCACCAGAATTAAAGTCACCTGACTGATAGTAGATACCTTTAATATCTAAGAAACCTCTTGTTCCAGTTACAACACTAGCCGATATAGTTGCATCAGGAACATAAGTCCATCTACGACTATTATCACCGTGTGTACCGTGATTGCCTGTTCCAGCACTGCTGGAGGCGATTGAACTGTCATCTAGTCCAAAGAAACCATCAGTTGAATTTGCGGTTCCTATACCAGTATTATAAGTAAATCCAAGTCCACGGTCAGTATTAGTATCAGTGGCATGTACGACTGTTATTTCAGTCTGTGTGCTGATTCCTGCAATCGCTGTTCCTTGGAAAGTAAGAGTCTTAGTTCCAGTATTGACATTAGTAACAGTTGTTATACCACTCGCAGAGAAACTTGGGTGTAAAAGTGTATCATCAACTGAGATACCTGTTACTTGATCGACTACGACCTGTGTTGCACCCGATGCCATTGTTGACATCACAGTTCTTGTACTTGTAGTGTCACCAACCATCATGATTGGGTCATTAACAGTAGTCTGAGTTGAGTTAACTGTAGTTGTTGTTCCATCAACTTGTAAGTTACCTTTGATGATAACATCACCTTCATTACTTAATCCATCTGGATATGGGTCAATGAATATTTTGTTATCAGCACCAGCTAATGAAGCAATAATATTATTTTGAATTCTAATATTTCCAAGTTTAGAGTTTCCACCTGAAACTATTAAATCTCCATCAACATTGACTTTACTGCTAGTAAATCTTACATTTGCTCCAGCAAATTTTAATTCATCAGTTCCATCCTCATCATACTCTATAGTTGCATCAGCGGTTGCTGTTCCATCTGCACCTCCACCAAATCCAAGTTTAGTATCATCGGGAACCATCACCTCACCAGAACCATTTGGATTGAATATTACATCTCCATTATTATTAGTCGAAGATAATGTATTTCCGTCTAAAGTTAAATTATCTACATTCCATATGTCTATTTTTCTATCACTATCAAGAATTGCTACTAATCCACCATCTGTATTTCTTGTATTTGTTTGACCTGCTAATTTACCAGGTTCATGTTCCATCATTGATGTGTAATAATGTCCTGCTATCGGATTGACATTAGCACCATCATCTCCTAAAAATACCCTGTCTTTATATTGATTAACACCGCCAAACTGACCTATACCAGTTACGTATGCCATCTCACCCCAATTCAAACTCGCTGGTTTGGCTGTACCAGATGAACGTTTGATTCTAATTATACTAGCCATTTCAGAAATTTCCTCCGTTGATGTCTAAATTCTGTGCTGCACCTGGAGTCAACTCCAATGTTGCGTCAAATTTTTTCGTAACTCCATTAAAAACTAGAACCATACCGTCTTGTAAGGTTCCAGAAATATTCACATCACTTAATTCTGTTAATGAGAGAGTTTGAGCACCTGCCAGAGATGAGATCACCTTTGTGGCATTTTGCTGTCCTACTCTGACTTTTATATTTGCCATCTAAGTTTAGCAATTCAGATCTAAAAAGTATTTATATTTACTATGACGTTATCTTTGAAGATAGATCATGTAAAAGAGATTTTAGTGTTTCAATCTCATTTTTCATACTATCAAGTTCTGCTTTTTTATTAGAATTAAACCTACGGTTAGCGATATAATTTTCGTAACCTATTTTATCAGTATTAATAATCGCATTTGTATTTTCATCACGGTATAAATTACCGAAACCTTCTACTGGTATCATGCTAATGCTATTGCCCTAAAGTCTCTTATTCTAACTGGTTTGCACTCATTAATTTGTGTCATAACAATTTTAATTGTAAAAGCACTAAACTGCTCTAAATTATCAACTGTAAATTGATATTCGTTAAATTCATCAAATTTACTGTTTCTAACGAAAGCATCTGCTCTTCCATCGTTATTTGCCTCATCAATAACCACATCACCAAAACCATCACCATCTGTGTCTAGCATATTTGCATAACCAGGGAATGCTCTATAAGTAGATGAAACCTCAGATGAATCAGGAGAGAAGAGTCGATAAAATACTCTGAAATCTGCTCCTTCTTCAATACTTGCACCAACTAATACTTTAAGTGATGTTGCGGGTTGAGCTAATTCTATTACGTCAGTTACAAATGATGATGCGTGAGGATCATTACGTAATTGATTTGTGCGAGAGTCAGTTGCATAATTATTAAATCCTATTGGATTGTTAATCTTATTTCTAAGATATATTAATGTTAGATTTTTTAAATCTACGACAGGAGATAGATTCACATCAGCAGATGTTAAATTCATATCAAGAATAACAGATTTCTGTTTAGGAAGTCCAGTTAGTTTATCCTCATTTACGGTAGATGCTACTAATCTTGTATTATCAAAATGAGTAAATTGATTTAAAGCAATAGGTTGAACTCCTTGATCTAAGAATGAAACTTCATTTCCTCCAGCACTAGTTCCACTTATTGTCCTAACTGATGCAGTAATATCAGTTGTTGTAGATGGTGTAAGGAAATTAACATCTGGTTCAATTGATGAGTATTGATGGTTTTGTGAAATTTTCACTGTATTACCACCAAATGCTCTTTCATCTGTAAAACATAGTAATTGCTTATCAGTTCTTGATGTGATAGCTGCTGTGTCTACCTCTAGATAATAGAAATCAATATCAGATTCACCCCTAATAGATGCATTAGCAGGAACTGTAATTACTGTATTAATACCAACAAGAGGCATTCCTGCTGCTTCATAAGTTTGAATGTTTGTACCTACAGCGTGAGGGACTGCAATAGTATCACCTACACCTCTTACAAGAGAAAGTACATCTGTCCCAACAGTATATTGAACGATTTCATTTTCAATAAGTGCTTGTCCTGTAGTTGCTGTAATTCCAGCAAATTTTGAAAATGGTGCAGTGTTACCTATAGAAACTGAGGTACTTTCCGCAGTCATTGCTTCAGTAATCGGAACTAACAATGTATCTGGTTTGACATCTTTGATTTCAACTTTATTGTTTGCTCCATGATGTGCGTGATTAATCTGTAGTACTTCAAGAACTTTACCTGAGAATAATTCACCGTTTTGAACGGAATCACCATTGACTGCAACATTAGATATTACTGCCCTTGTATCATTATTAGTTCCATACTGTACTAGTGCTTCATTATTGGGGAATTTATCTCCCTGAACATCGGTGAGGAATAAAGTATCAAATGTCGTTGAAATATTTTTAACAGCAAATTTAAATCCAGCACCTCTAATGACTTGAGCGTTTGAATTATCGACAGTTAAAACATCACCAACCTGATAACCAGATCCTACACCATTAATAGCTACAGCAGTAACTGATTCATTGACTACTGTTAAATTAACAGTGCATCCAGTTCCACTTCCAGTAAGAGGTACGGTTGGAACTGCAGTTACACTGCTAAACGAATACCCAACACCACCACTTATTAGATCACCAGCACCAACTATAGATCCACCGTGACCTTCAATTATACCAGTTACACTGACATCCTCACTATCTGCTGCTGCACCTGTACTTACTTTTCTTCCTATTGGAAGATTAGCAACTGTTCTAGTACCAGAACCATCAATAGATACTCTTAACTTTCGAGGTAATGAACGAATTGGATTATGTACGAGTAACTGTGTATTGAAATTACCTGGTTCAATTGGACTATTATAGAATCTAACAGTACCACTATCAACAAATTTTGCTTTACGAAGTTTAAATGTTAAATCTTGGTTTTGGCTTGCAGTCCATATTGTACCGTTTTGTGATTTAAATAAACTACCACCAAGATACTGTTTAGATACAACAACATTCTGAACATCTGGTAAATTTGCAGATTTAACAGATTTCTCGCCCATTGTTGAACACCACATTGTGAACTTATCAGAAGATGGTGCTAAGAATACTAAAGCAAATTCTTCATCTGGTGGTAAAAATATTGGTGACTGGAATTTGAGTGTAGTTGGTACAGAAGCATCATCAGATACGTTAATATAATCTGGACTTACAACAATTTCAGCATAATCCTGAACTAGTCTTTCTGTAGGAGTACCTAATTCAACAAATCTTAACTGAACTGTTAATTTAGCACTTGGATCTTTAGATGCAAAGTAAACATCAAATGAAGTTAAGAACGCACCAGTTTCATTCACTCTGAATGACTGTGCTAAAGGATCTCTTCCTCCTCCTCTTCTTCCACCACCTCTTCTACCTCTTCTCCTTCTTCTTCTACCCCCTCTACGTGTTGCTACTGTTCTACTGGTAACTTCATTCCTTGTAGTAACAACTATTTCATTTTCCTTCTCTGGAGGACGAGGTGGATTCCTTACCTGTACGATATTATTTGTTTGTGTTAATACAGTTCCAGTTCCAAGGAATGTTCCAGTACAACTACTTGCTAAAGGAATATCTGATGGTAGTGGTATAGTTCCATCTGCTTGAGATGTTATTTTAAATGTTTTTGTTCCAGAAGTGAATAATGTTGGTGGTTTTGGTGTTTGATTTGCATTTCTAAAGAAGAATGATCCAATAACATCTCCCCAATTATCAGAAAGTAAATTTACATTTGTTACTGATGCAACTGCACCACTTGTTTTTCCTGTTAATTTTGCACCTTTTACAACATATCCAAAATATTTTTCATTATGTGCTAATCCGATACAATCAACATTGAATAATCTTGATGTTGCTGAATATGTTGATGATGGTGCAGGTCTTGATTGATCATATGGATCAATTATATATTTCTCTACACTTACACTAGGTGAACCTAACGCTGCAGCAACCTCTGGTCTTGATAAATCACCAAACTTGTGATTTGGTTCCTGAGATCTTAATAAACCTATTTCTACTCCATTAAGTTCTACTTTTACATCTTCAAAAACGGTAAAAGTACCAGATGTCATTTGTATTTCAAATAATTTAGGAATAACATCAGGAATTCCACTATCCAAGAAATGATAATGTCTTGTTAGAGGTTTTAATCCACTAGCAAAGTAAGTAACGTTTCTTGACCTCATAAATGGATCTACTGCACTTTCTACTTTAGTGCTTTCAATGAAATCTCTTTCCTCCTCATTTCCTTCAAGTACATTTGTAAAACTTCTCTCAACTGTGCGGGTAACTGGTGTTGTTGATCTAGTTGTTGTTCTTGTTTCATTACCAGTACGAGCTGTAGTTGTAGTTGTAGTTGTTCTACCTCTAACAGATACATCACGAACAATGTTTGATCTCTCTACCCAAGTATTTCCTGTGGATTCTTTTCTTTCATTATTAATGTAAATTGTTCTCGTCCAGTTGTCTGATGGAGGATCAAGTATGACTAGTCCATGAAAAGCAATAACATTGAATGGGTTTACATTTTCAGTTGTAGTTGCTTGTGGATTTTCGATCCAATCTACCTCTTCATATGCTAATGTAATTAAATCACCAGTTTTTTGACAATTTGGATCAGAAAGTTTTAAATTAGAATTTAAATCTGCAGTATTTACATCAATATTGGAATCTAAAGCTAATTCTGGATCCATAGACCAGTAATCTATAGCAGAGTATAATTGTTCGTTAGTTACATCTACATCACATCTTGAACCAGTTTCAGGACTAAAATCTATGAAGTCTCTATTTCTAAAATTATAAGCAACAAAACCAGTTTTAAATCTATTAAGACCATCTGCATCTCTTACTTGAAATGATGCTGTTTCCAATTCTAAAGCATTGAGAGATGAAATATTTTCAAGATTTTTTATTCTTTTTTCTAATGAAGCAATATCTCGCATTGTAAATCTGCGATTATCTTTCATTTTTATAAACGCATCTTGTATATCATATAAGTATGGTGGATAAATGATTTCAGCAATCTCCATCGCATCAGTATTAACTGACGGTGTAACAGGATTTTCTGCAGACTCCCCCTCTATTACATCTACATTTTCTTCCTGACCTATGATAACTTTATCAATTCTACCCACATAATAATCAAATCCCATTATTGAGCTTTCATTAGGAGTAATTACAAAGGGATTAGATGTTTCAAACGATCTACTTGTAAATGCAAATGGTGAAACGTTTGTACTATTTCCAAAATCAGAAAGATTGAATGGTTTAACCCTTGGTCGATAATCTATAATATCTGATGCAGCAATTTGACCTGCTAAAATAGGAATATCTTTCTTATATCTCTCTGCGGTGTATGAATTAACTGTAAACACATCACCAGATATACCACTTTGAAACTGATCGAATATTATCAATAACTTTTTAGAGGGTGCTCCTGCATTCGCATTTCTAATAATTTTAGAATAGTCGCAGTATTGTAATTTATGACCCTTATCTAAAGTATAATTAGTTGTTCTATCAATAAAATTACCAACAGTTACACCTTGTAGAATTGTTTCTATATTTGATTCCTCAAAGTTTATTAATTCACCTACTGTGAATTGATTTCCATTTAAGTATACAAAATCAACAGTATTTGCAGTTCTACTTACAATTTGACCTATCGCACGACTATCTTTACCAATAATTTTTTCACCAACTATAGAATCAGTATTTAATGCTAATCCTGAAACAAATGTCAGTTTATCTAAAACTGGAGTGTTTGTGTCTTTAGACTCATATATTGCTACTATATTTACAACATCAGGGACATTTAAAGATATTTCTTCATCTTCAACTCTCATTCCATAATTAGATGTTGTTGTAAGTCCACTATTAATTGTGTTTACTCTCGATGTTCTAGTTACTTCAAGTGTTTGACTTCTGACAAAATCTTTTGTTTTGCTTGTTGTTCCTAATTTTTTAAGTGTTACATTAACAACAGCAGCACCAGTTGCTTTAGATAGACCACTAAAGGTAACAGTTTCCCCTCCATTAACAATACTAAACTGGTCATCAGTTAATTTTTCTGTTGTTCCATCTGGATAATGTATTGAATATCTTTCAGCGTCGAATGGTTCAAAAAATACACTTGTAATACCAACTGAAGTTGTTAATCCAACTGATGAATTAAATGAAATCGTATTATTAGTAATATTTGCTGCTCCACCAGTTATTTGTTTACTAATAATCAAATTAGAGTCTGCTAGATTTACGTTACTTACATTAGGTTTTGGTAACTCCCCAAAAATTCCTGATTTTTCAAGATTTAATACTCTTGGAACTTTTACGCTAAATGTGGATGTTGTTGTTTTATTTGTTGAAACTGTTCCACCAACATTAATACCTGCAACACTTGTTGTTGTTCCTAAAGTTAATGTTTTACCTTCAGTTGATATGTCAATAACTTCATTAAAAACAGGAACTGATGACTTACCATCACTGAATGAAATAATTGAACCTGTTTGTATACCAGCGTTTCCTGAAAAATTACCATTTACGACAGTAGCAGCAGTACCAACGACATTGATTGTGTCATTCAAAGAAAATCCAGTCAATTGACGATCATATAATACTGTATCAGCACTAAAATCAGTCAATAATCCACTGTTAAGTGCATTTGCATCTTGGAATACTGATTTTATATCATCAATCGTATAAAAAACTATTTCTTTTATTGATATTTTGTCATTAGACTCTACTTCATCAAGTATTATTTGTTCTCCTCTTATAAATCTACCCGTTGTCTGTGATACAGAAATTTCATTAGCACCTGATGTACCAGCATTTTCAGCAACATATCCAATTGCTCCACTTGAAAGACCTCTTATTCTTGAACCCTGAAGTACTTTTACATTATCAAATTCAGTACATTTTAAAATTATAAATGTCTGAATATCGTAAAGATATAAATCAAAACTTGTTGTTTGATCCTTGTAAGTATCATCGGTTAATGAATAATAATAAACTCTTGCTTCACCTACTTTAGGTCCACTAGCTGCATTGCTATTACCTTTTCTATCACCATGAAGTTGAATGGTATTTGAACTTGACCCACCTATGTTTATATTTGGAACTCCCTGTGCATTATTAACTCTTATCAAACTACCCATTTCAAATGGTATAGACGCTGAGTTAACTCTAAGTGTTTTTCTTGGTTTGTTAACATCTAATATTATAGAACCTGGAAGATCTACGTCAAAACCTTTAACATACGCTCTACCTGGTGATATTTTAAGAGCCAATAAATCTTCGTTAGGAATTAATCTATTATCATCAGTTAATCTATCTGCTGTAAAAAGTCCTTCATTTCCTATCTCATCATTTAAAGATTCTTGAAGTTCAATTCTGAATGGTTCTACTGAATAATCACCTGACTCATCGAATGTTCTTTTTGCAAAATACTCTTTTATTTTGCTGTAAACTGAATCATCTTGAAGTCTTTTTATCTCTCCCTCATCTGTTCTCATCAATTCTACAAAGTTTGTATCTTCGTAGTCTGTTAAAGATTTTTTAGCAAGTTGAACAGAAATTTTGAATCTGTCAGCACCAGGTGCAGCAAAGTTTGTAAAACCTTTTGCGTTATCATACAAAGATGAATCATCGTTTGAGTTGATTATTTCCTCTGAAACATCAAAACCTACTCTATATGATGGTTGATTATTATATGGATCTAATATTAAGAGTTGAGAACTTACATCAACAAACGCACCACGAATAAAATATACACCTGTGCTTATACCAAAAGCAGAACCAGTTGCAGTTGCATTATCTGAAACTAAAGTTAATATTGTTTCTCCAACTGATAATGTTGTATTTCCATAGGTAAGTGGTTCCTCTAATATCAATACTTCACTATCAGGGAAAGCACTACTTTCACCTGATGTTCCTGATTGAATATATTTGACAAAAATTGTTATTTTTTCTACACCCTCAGCTGGAGGTAATATAAAATTCTTTATTGTTGCAACTATACCTGAATTTTGTCCTCTTACTCTTATTCCTTTTCCACCATTAGCTGCGATAATGTCGCTTAAGTAAATTGACACATCAATGCCAAGATGTGTTTCATTTACTTTTGCAGAAAAATAGGTGCTATCAAGTTCAATGTTACCTGGTATAACCATTGAACCTTCTTTAAATATATGCTTACCGAAAGCCTCAACCTGATTTTGTAAAAGAGATTGTAAACCAGTTAATTCCCTTGCTTGAACTGGATAACCAGGTTTAAACAATATCTTATAAAATTGATCGGCTTTATCAAAGTCATCAAAATACGGTGATATATTTAAGTTAGTCTTTTGTGGCATTTTTAGAATTCGAGTATGATTTTAATGTCTTCCTTTTGACGAGAATTTCTGACAATTGTAGGTCTATTATCCAAGTAAATCGTTTCTCCTGACCCTTTATTTATCTCAGTATCAGAAAGACCTGAAATAAAGTTCACACCTAAGTTAATTAATTTGTTACCATCAGGGTTTGTTGTGATTCCTGAAAAATTTCTAGAAATCGCTCCAGAAAAACTTGTTTCCTGACCTTTAATATCATTTGAACCTGCTGCGGATTCAAAATTGTAGATTCTACCAGCAGTTGATATACCAGCATAATCCTCATGACTTAAAAATGTGCGGTTAAAATTTAATGATCTATCTCTAAAATATTTTAAAACTTTAGTTTCAGAATCAAAAGATGCAACATACGCACTTGCTTGTTTACCAGCGTTTGGAGGTTGAATTAGAACTTGTCTTATCTCCTCACCTACATTTGGTTTTCCAGAAATAGTATCAAACTTAATTGCTTGTAATGAAGAGAAAGTATTATCAGTATATGTCACTGACGTTCCAACTTTTGTTGGATTTTTTACAATACCAACTTGTGAAAATTTTGTATCAATAGGAAAATCTTTTGTTGAATCATCAAATCGAGCATAGATAATTACTTTATCAGTTCCTAATTCAGTGTAAATATCAGAACCATGTCCTAATTTAGGAGGAATTATTGGAATTAACTTGGCACGGTCAGTAGATGTGGTAACACCGCTACTTAGTGTGCCTAAATCAACAATACCGTAACTATAACCTGATCCTCCAGAACTTACAGTTACGTTAGTAATAGTTCCATTTACAACATCGACTCTTGCTTTAGCTCCAGTTCCATCACCAACTATGTCTACTTCTTGACTCAATCCATTAGCGTAATCTGCTCCAGCTCTGTCAATGTAAACGTGTTTAATTTGATTTAAATTTACAGAAGAATTACCATTTTCACGAACTGATCTAATTTGAGAATCTTCACTTGTACCCCAATTATTGGGAACAGTAATGAATTCAGTTGAATCAAATTTAATAATATCACTAGGTGATACGGTAAAAAGATATTTCCAAACATATCCATCACCACTATTTCCTGCTTTTGATGGTTCTAAATCTGTGAAGGTTGGTTCGTCTTGAGATACGTTTCCAAGTGGTTTATCTCCTGTTGATCCATTATCAATACAAATATAAACCTTAAAGTCGGAATTAAGTACGTAGTAGTTCGCATCATATAACCTATTTGCACCTGTTAATGGACTAGGATTTTCGACACTATAATCATCTCTGTAAATTTCATATCTACTACCTGCTACCCAATCTACTCTTCTTATAATTCTCCTTATATTAGCTGATGATACTTTTTTACCATACATCATCGTATCACCTGCATGTCGTCTATATGAAAAACTATCTATAGGTGCTGGAGTTCTAGTGTCCCATCCTAAAGATCTACCATATCCCACTAAAGTTTCGTCAGGAGTACCTGCTGGATTTGGTAATCCAATAAAAACGTAATATGAATTATTAGTATTTTCTACTGACTCAACAAAATTGTTAGCATTCAGAATTCTAAATTGATCAGTAATTATCGCTGACATTGTTAATTAACTTTTTCTTTTTATTTATAGAGGTAATTGAATCATAATCCAAACACCCTTATTGCACCAGTTGATCTTAGACCTCTGAGTGAACTTTGTGAGTAGTTCTTTCTCTGAATAGTTGGGAAAGTAGTTAAACCACTATTAACTGTCAAACCAGTCACACCTATTGAAATAGGATTATCTGATCTCGTAGCGTTAAATATTCTACCCCAACTAATAACCCCTAATTCAGTGCTTATTCCTGGTGCACTAGGATCGAAATTACCTGTTTGGGCGATTCCTAAAACTGATGATGAACTATTTGTATGAATGTTACAAGTAATCTCACCGTTAAACGCACCATCATCAGATACTGCATGGACTTTGTAAATATTATCAACAAATGTTGTTCCTATGGCAACTATTGATGAATCCTGACTGTCAACCGATGTTACAGCTGATCCAACTTTTGTATCTTTTATGAAAACTGGATAACCAACAATGATTGGTTTACCTGATATCTGCTCGTCTGATCTAAAGAAGAACTTAAGTGCTAATGGATGACCGCCAGTACCAGTCGTTGTAGTAATACCAGTAATAATTCCAGTAAATCCCTCTATATTACTAATCTCTGTAATTTTTTCAGTTTGAAATTCAGGTAAGTCAATTATTACTTGTGGAGGTGTGGTGCTTGTGTAACCCAATCCTTGATTTACTACATTAATTGCATCTATAGATCCATTATTAATAGTTGCTGTTGCAGTCGCTATGGTATATGCACCAACACTTCCATCTGATTGTATAAATGTACCAACTCCAGATACAGGTGCAGAAATTTTAACTTCTGCTGTGCCACTATAACCAGAACCAGCGTTAGTTATATCAAATGATGTAACGGAACCTGCTGCAGATACGATTGCTGTAGCGGATGCACCAACGTTTATTTCACCAGAAGAAATTAAAGCATCAACACTATTATATGTTAAATTATATCTATCTGCTAAAGGAATATGTGTTGTCTTTTCATAGAAGAAAGATCTAACATCATCTACAAAAATTCCATTTAAAGGTGTGCCATCATCACCTGAATTTATTGTAAAGTCTCCAATAATTTTAGCAGTTGGATAAATTTGTGGTTCTAATATTTCTCTTGACTTATCTATTTTTTTACCATTTAAAATTATATCAACTTTTTGTTTAGTCCATCTAACTGGTTTATCATTATTTTCATCAATACCCTGACCTGTGTAGATATCAGTTTCTACAAGTTTTGCTCCAAGTAATTCTTTTATAGTTCTTTCATTCCTTTGTGTAGTAGTGAATCCAACAGGGTGTTTAAACACTCTTAGTTCATCACCAACTTTGATTGTTTCTTGTATATCAGCAGTATCAATATCTACACCATCTTGACCTTTGTAGAAGAAGATATCTACCTTAGCTTCTGGTCTAGGTGGTTCAATGAAATCAAATGTAGTTCCTCCTTGGAATTGATAAGCTTCACCAGGTTTTTGAAGTACACCATTAACAAATATCAATAGAACTGCATTCATATCAATTAGTTGAGATCTTGAATTATTCAAATCTTTTTCAAAACTTAAAAGTTGTCCGTTGAAGAATAACGGGAATCTCTTACTTATTCCGTCTTGTAAATTCTTTATGGAATCAATAAAATCTATTTCACCGAACTGTTGTGCTGAAAATCTATCAGTAAAGACTTCAAGTACCTCTAATTCAAATTCTTGAATTGGTTGACTTAAATGTGCTGCAGTAACTAGACCAACTGGTTTAAATTTATCACCAAGTTTAAATGAATGTCCTGATCTAGCAACAGAGAATTTAGAAATTTCAAAGGTAGTAGAACCAATACCTACAGTTGTGGAAGCAGCACTGACCTCAACATCTAGTAATAAATTAGAACCAGTAGCAGTTGTTAAACCAATTCCTCGTCTAGAAACACCAATTACAGGTATATTATCGTAATTTGGTTCTGGTATTATAATTTCTGGATTTACATAACTTGTACCAGCAGAAACAATTGTAAATGCAAGTGTTCCACCAACACCAACAGAAGCAGTTACAACAGCACCGCTACCCGCACCTCCACCAACACCTGCGTTTAATGTTATTGTGTTAATAGTAGTTGCACCAATACCAGTTACAATACCTGCAATAGGATCTGAATTTGGGAAACTAGTTTTTGATACTGCTCTTGGATATGGGTGATCTGAGAAGAAATTATCCTTAGAACACTTAAATACTAATCCACCAGTGTCAATGCCAACTGAATCACTTGTTGTGAACGTATGATTTGGAATTGTTAAAATTAATTGACCTGTATGAGAAGTGTATACTGCGTTAGTGGCTGTAAATGAATCACCAGCAAAACTTCCTTTCTTAATCGAACCGATACCAGAACTTACAAATCTATGTTCGTATGCTTGATCTGTAACTCCAATTGCAACTGAACCACCACGATATCCAGAACCAAATGTAAGATCTTCAAAGAACTCGAATGCATGTCCACCACCTTGATATGTGTGTGGAATAGTGCTTGCACCTGCCTGAACTTCAAATGTTCTTTCAGATACAATACCTACTAAGAATAATGGTCTCTCGTGGTCTTGGAAGATTGTTGTTGTTACTCCTACATATCCACCACCACCAATTGTTTTAACAGCGTCAGCATCAGCAGAATCAAATGTGTGAACATACTGGTCACTTGGAGCAGACGCACCAACATTTATTTTAAATGTATTTGTTGTAGCATCACTTACTGTTAGGTATTGGTTCGCAGCAGGGTCAGTTGCACGAGGATAACAATGAACTGTTGCATTACTATCTTTATCACAAGTGAAGCAAATACCACCAGTTTTAAGAATTACTGCATCACCATTTACTAAACCGTGGTTTGCGATTGTTAATACTAAATCACCATTAGCGGGATCGTAAGTTGCATTGGTTACTGTGCCAACTACAGTTTTCGGACATACAAATTCTAAACCCTTAAGTTTAACTGTATTAGGTCTCTCAAGTGCAAATCCATGAACCTTATCTGTTGTAACTGTAATGATACCTGTAATATTATCATACGCTGCAGTTTGAATGCCAAGATTAAATCCAGATGATGTTGCTATACCAACGACACTTGTTATCCCACCAGTGGCATCTTTAAATGCTTTTACTTTTGCACCTTGTAGTGGAGCATATCCCAATCCTGGTGTTGAACCCAATGAAACAATTATTCCACCTCTTGGAACTTGATTCTGATTTATATCAAATTCAGAAACCATTTTTTCACCATTTTCCGAAGTGATACCAGTAAACTCTACTGTAGAGATACCAGCAGTTGAATCAGATATAAATTCATAATTATTACCAGCATTATTAACTGTCAGTGGAGTCTGGAATATACCATTAATGAATACAACTCCGTTTCCAACACCAACACCTGAATGTGTATTTGCTCCACCGACAGTGAGTGTGTAAGTCTTGCCGATACCTGTGAAGTTGTCAGATATATCATCAAACAACATATTAGTTGTGTAATCACTTCTTAAGAATGTTCTACCACTAAATTCTGCTTTATCAAAAGGTTGATTAGTTTCATCTCTTCTGCTACGTGTATTTCCTTTTGGAGGGTCTGAGAAGAATACTTTACTATCAACTATATTAAATGCACCTCTATGCAATCTTGCTACATCATTTGCAGTATGTGTTGTCTGAGCTATTCCTAATTGCCCTCTCTCAACCTTAACAACTGGTAAAGTAGCAATACCAGCTGCAACAGAAGCTGACTCATTTATAATACCTGTGGGAGTGCTTGAAAAACCAACCTCAAGAACTTTTACAAATTCATCATTCAATTTCAAAAATTCACCTGCTTTTATAGAGCTAATACCACTTAATACAAATTGTGATAATCCAATTCCAACAGTGCTATTATAAGTAAATCCATCAAATACACCTAATGTGTGAGAAATAGATGTAAATGTAATTGGTTGTTGAACTACACCATCTAATCCAATCAGAGTTTTAGTTAACTGTTTTGTCATAGCTAACTTATGTGAGTTTCCACTGCCTAGTGAACCACTTACTCCAGTAAATGTTACAGCAACACCAGTTGTTATAAATTCAGGTCTTGTATATAATTCAAAATTGTCTTCATCTATAACCTTTGCAAAAACAGTGCTAGGAAGAATGTCTGTTACGATACCAGAGATATTTTCTGTGGCACCAATTGAAACTGCAGTTCCTGCTACACCTATGAATGTTGAACCAGGTGTATATGTAAGTTCCTCATTAGTGTTGAAGAAATGACTTGGTAAAGTTATAACATTTGTAATTGTACTAATTGTTCCTACATTAGATGGATTAAATGTTTTGGAATATATTGGAACACCATTATTTGTTAATAAGAACTCTTTCTTATCAGCTCTTAAACCACTAGCACCATCATAAGTTGATAAGAATAATTTTTGATCTACAGTGCCATAAATTAAATTAGGTGGGTTATTACTAAAATCACTATCAGTGTATAATACTTCATTGTATGATTGTACTTCTATTAAAGAATCAAATTCTGCATCTGGATAAAATCTTAAGTTAATATCATTACCAACTATCTCACCACCAAATGTACCAATACCTGTAGTTGAACCAGCAGATACGAATGGATATTGAATTGTGAGTATATCATCTAAATCTCTAATTGATATAATTTGATGAACAGCAGATGTCTCACCACAAGAAACTCTTACAAGAGATTTTACTGTACTATCTAAATTTTTATTAATTGTATTGTATGTTATTGGATTTGTTGTTCCAGTTGCATACTTCGATTCTAATCTGGCACTTCTTTCTGCACCAACTGGTTGACCCGAAACTAAAAAGCGATATGTTCCTATACCAGATTCTGTTGAACCTAAACCAACTACATTAGCTCTAACCTCTAATGGATTAATCCTATCATTTTCTATTTGTAATTTTACTAAATTATTTTCAACCTTTGCAGTAATGATACCTACAATACTACTACTTAATCCAGATGTTGTATCTACATATGTCTCTGCGATTGTTGTATCAGTCCCATCAAAATCAACTATAACCTCACTATAATTAATTTCCTTTGATATAGAGTCCTGAACAAATATATTTGCATAAAGTGAATTAAAATCATAGTCTGGAACCTCTAATATCGTAGAAGTTACCACACCAACAGTTGTTGTTCCAACTCCTGTATTATGACCCGTCAAATCGATACTTCCAATAGCATTTGTTCCAATACCTGCTAAATCTGTATTGAATTCAATTTTTAATATTTTTATATTGTGGTCTCTCGAAAATTTTTCAACTGGTTCAAATAATAAATTTTTTGTACCAGTTGTTGTAATTTCAGTATTGAAATCGCCTAATTTTTGATTTGTAAAATCGGTTGATTTTTCAAGAATAAATGCATCTTTCTCAGTTGTTAATGTAACTAATTCTGTAAATTGAGTATCAACTGTATCTGGATCAATTATTTGAATTAAATAACGTCCTATTTCATCTGTTAAAGGTTCGATGGTTGTAGTGAAACTTTCAAACCCTTCACTAGAAAAAGTATCACTAATATCATCATGAAGTAATACTCTATTAGTTTTACATCTAGTAAAGTCAGTCAGTGTTTTATTTTTAAGAGTGAGAAATTTAGAATTATCATTCCTTGTAGCAAAATCTCTTACTAAATCAAAATTATTAATTGCATCTACTCTTTGTTTATCCTCTATTTCAAGAACATTTGCAACATCTAAAACAATAGATTGATTTGATTCTGCAGTTTCTCCAATACCAACTGGAATTTTAGATAATACTGAGGTATCAGCAAAATTTTTCAATCCAGATGGATGAGTAAGACGATTTACGGGATTTACAAAATCATTCCATCCGATTGGACTTTTAATGGTATATGAAAGATTTTGATAATAATCATTATCAGGTATTACTTGATAATCCTCATTTAATTTACCAATATCATCTAACCAACCATATTCTTGTCTGTTTGAAAAATCAGTTTTGAATTTAGCTTGATTATCATTTAAGGATGTAATTTCAGCTGATACACCACTTAATCGACCTACAATTCTATCACCAACCTTTAATTTAGATTTACCATCTATTTTAATATAATCATTTCTAACCTCACTTATTTTTAAATCAGTTACTTCATTTCCGATTATAAGTGTTTCATTTAATTCAAATACACCTCTTTTTATAACAGGTTCGATGACTGGTAAATTTTTTCTGTTTATTAAATTAGCATAACCTGACTGGAAAGTTTTAGCGATACCAGGATTTGTAGTAACACCCGCTAAACTAAATTGTAATATAGACTGAGTTCCAGCAGAATAATCTGTAACTTCAAAGAATTGGAAATTGTAATCCTCTGAATTGTATCCTTCCCCTTCGACTATAGTAGATGAAACACTGCCACCCTGTGTTGCTCCTATACCACTCTCTCCTACCCTTTGTATACCTTCAATGAAGATTTCATCACCTACTGCAAATGGTTGCTCGTCAAATCCATTTATAGGGGTTTCTAGGAAACAAGTAACGACTCCAGAATTACTAGTTATTACAGAATTAATACCTACACCATTTGAGTTGTTTATTGCAACTACTCTATGTACTACTGAATCCAATCCATATATTGGTGATATTACTTTAACTTCCGATACCTTTTGATTTGGTGCTATTGCTTGTAGAGAAACTTCATCTACAACAGTATTTGAAACGGGATTGAATAAGATCAAATCAGGAGCATTTGTATATTCTGATCCACCACTTAATACATCAACTGATTCAATTACATCAAGATTATCAATACCAACAACAGAGGGAATAAATGCCTCTGGGCTCAAAGTTTTATCAGAAGAATATTCATAACCAATATCTACGATTCTAACTTTTTTAATTCTTCCAATGTCTTTAGAATATGCTTTTAGATTTGCATCAGATCCATTTGTACTATTGACTTTTAAAAATTCAGGTAGTTTTTTATAATTAAAACCTCTAGATATAATATTAAAATTCTTTATAGAACCTTCAACTGTGGTTGCTTCGGTGGAGTATTCTAGTTTTTCACAATCACTATTTGTATATGATAAAAATTCAGGGAATCTGGGAGAGATATCAAAAGTATCATCAGTAACGTTGAATATTTCATATTCACCATTATATACACTATCAACAAATTTTATTTCAGAATAATTTGATACTTCTGTATCAGCAGTGCTTATAAACCCACCTTTTGTTAAACCATAGTATAATGTATTAGGTGCAGAATTAGAATATTTAACTTTTAAAGTTGCTCCTGTTGGATCAGTATTATTTGTTCCTATTCCAATTGTACCTGCAACACCAACATTAAAATTAGTTGAGTCTTGAGAACTAATATATTCATTTGTTAATTCTTTGTCATAAAATAATTTAAAATCAAAACCTGCTAAAGTTGTACTTGATAATCCAAAACCAAGAACTGAATTTTTAACTACTTCTATCTTGGGGTTAATTAATGCTATTGACTGATTTCCACCAGTGTTAGATACAATGTCTACTACTCTTACAGGATTTGAATTAATATCAATAATTGTCTCTGCAAGTGAGAATTTGCTCCTACTTATTTTATTAATAAAGTAAGTTCCAGTTGTTAAACCAGTAGCTGAACCATCATAAAATATTTTATCACCAGTCTCAAATCCATGATTGGTAATATTAATATGATTAGTTTCAACATTTGAAGCAGTAAATGATATTGGATTTACTAATAATTTTTCATAATTTGAATTATAAATGACTGATACAGTCGTAGTAGTTCCAATCCCTACATTCAGATTTGGTATTACTTCAAGATTAATTATATCCTTCTCTACAAGATTATGTGTAGTTGTATTTGCAGCAGATATATTTGTAGATACTCTTGTTGTAATTTGATCTATCGTACCAGTTACCTGAGTGTGAGTTGGTTCAAAGAAGTAAAGAGATGATGAAATACCAGAGATACTACCTCTTGAGAAGAAGAATAATCCATCGCTAGTGCTACCTATACCCACTCTTGTGGTTACAAGACCTATATTATCTGGACCTTTGTCAATAACATATACTTTAGTTGAATTTTGTCCTGTAAATGGTAATTTAAATTGTTGTTGTAATGGATTAGTTGATACATCAAATCTATTTGCTCCATTTCGTTTGTTTAAAATAAGTTCTTGACCTGTGCTAAACGGATGATTTGGAATTCGTATTGTTCTTATGGGAATTGAAACTGTTGTTTTTAAATCACCAATAAATGTATCAACATCTATCGCACCACCAACAGTAGTTCCTACTCCAACTGATTGAGCTGGATTAAAATAAACTAACTCATTTAATTGTGATTCAAATCTAGTTGTTTTTACAGGTAATGTTATACTATTATTTAAAATATCGACATTACTTCCAGCAGTATGAGCTGCTCCAACATTTCTAAAAACTCTAATAACGTTATTTCCTTCAAAAACGTTTAAAACTCTGACTATTTCTTCATTTGTTGCATCTCCTGAAGCAATTCTTATAGAAGAACCTATTGCTACCGTGGGTATACTTGATACAGTTATATCTTCAATGAGTCCTGCTGAAGCTGATTGCATTGTTGATAAAAGTGTAATTCTAGATGTGCTTACACCTACTTTAAATGTGTCTGTTAAATTTACTATTGAAGTGCTTAAACCTGATATTGATACACAGGTTTGATCCTTTATATCCAACAATGGGAAGAAGCTAGCCTTAACTCGATTTTTATCTAACCACTCAAAAACTGCTCCTTCATAAGAAGATATTGATGTGTCTATTCTTGATATTCCAATACCTACTATTTCACTAACTTCTGCTCTAAATCCAGTTCCATTAGTCTCTTCATCATTAAATTCAGTTAAATCTCCAACTTTGTAATTTTGCCCTGAATTTAATATTGTAATTCCATCAACACTACCCTTGGTAACAGATTCAATTTTTGAAATTTGTCTTATTTCTTCATATGACTCTACAATAAAATCACTACCAGCAAATTTTTCATCAACAGCATAAGGGAATGTATTTCTTCTTATATCTGTGCTATTGAAATCAAAATCATGATTTAGTATTTTATTTTCTGTAATTAGTGGAGAACGATAAGTATTTCCTATAAAATAGGGATATTCTCCCTCAAGTTTATTAGTTTGAGTCCCTAATCCAACAGTTGTAAAGTATGCATATACTCCATTAGGAAATTCTGGTGTTTTTCCAAATCTTCCGTTATGGATATCCAAATCACCTGACTCGTCAAATACATAATCTTCAACAAAGAATCCACCAGCGTATCCGTTTGGGCGATTATTTACACTATTTGGATTTAAAATATATGATGACTCTATTATCTTTAGAGGAGAGTTTATATCATCTGGATCTGAATAACCAAAAGGACCATAAATTGGATTACCATCATAAGCCCAACCTATAATTGGAGAGTGTCCTGTAATTTGATTAAATTCACCATTAGCAAGTAGACTGAAAGTTTCTTCAAATCTACTAGCTATTTCTTGCGAATAACCTACGATACTAAATCTTAAAGTGTCATTTTTTGTTGATAAGAAGGAATCACCAAACCTACTAGCATTATTTAAAGTTAAAGATCTAACCCTTGCATTGAATTTAGCATTTTTACCTCTTGAAAATGCCCTTACCTCAGTAGTTGCTGAATCATATCCTATACCAGTGTTTAGAACTTTTGCTTGTATTACTTCACCATTTTCAATAATAGGTCTTATAACAGCACCTCTTCCTACTCCAGTCGATGTTACCTGAATGTCAGGTGCTGAATTATACTCACTACCTCTATTAGTGACTGCAACACTTTCAATTCTACCGTTTACGATGATAGGTTTGAATTCAGCATTTTTTCCATTCTCAACTAAAACATTAGGTGTAACTTCTTTATCAAGTATTTCAGAACCATAATTTGTTCCTTCTTCATACAAATATCCACCTAAAATTTTACCAGTAACAATTGGTGTGATGACTAAATCTCCTGTTACAGTTGAACCATATGAAACATTAATGTTAACTTTAATTTTTGGATATTCAAATATTTGTAGTCCTTGTCCTACTGATTCAAAATTTACATATTTACCTCTATCATAATCCTCTGTGGACGTTGCACCCACACCTGCATTTGCCAACTGAAAGGAATCATCAGTTAATTTTCTGACAATATATGATGTTGTTGTAGATAAACCTTGTATTGCTGTTGTCTCTGCTGAATATTCAATAATCTCTCCACTATTAAATCCATGATTCTTGAAATTGATTGTGTTTAATGATGTGGATATTCCAGATGTTTTAACTCTTAATTTGCGGTGAGTATATCCAGATCCCTGCTCTATTACTTTAACTGCAACTAATGTATTTCTTCTTTCAGTTCTAAATCTATGAATACCACTTGCAGTGGTGTCTGATGAAAGTCCAACTGTATTGATACCTGTTGCACCAAATAATGCGTCCGCTGCTGTATTGAATAACCTAACAGTTGATGTATTTACAGATCTAATATAATAAGGATCTCCATCAGAAAGTGTCCCTGAAGACGTATTTGTTGATTCGTATGCAGTTCCTATACCTAAAGGTGCGTTCCCATTTGAATTATAGTAAATGAGTTGTCCATTTTCTAAATTATGTCTAGTTGTAAAGGTAATTGTTTCATCTTGAATGTCAACTCCACCGTTAAAAAATATATCTCTACTATCAAACTCTAAAAATCTATTTCTTTCACCTAAAACAGGTTTTAATATACATCCAGAACCATTACCTCCAGTTAACGAAATGTTTGAAATATCTTTGATATCAAAATCTTGTGGGTCAACAAGACAATCTACCACTTTACCTTGAATTATTGGTTCTATTTTTGCATCAATACCACCTGCTAAGTTTGACTCAACATTTATTACTGGTGGATTTATTACGTCATAACCATCACCTTCGTTTATTAAATCAACAGATGTGAGAGGACCATAAAAAATTTGATTGTCTGAAATTGGAGAACGAATTTGCACTCCATTTATTAACATACCAATATCATTAAATGGTGTTTCTTGTTCTGATGGAACAACTAAATTTTGACTTAAAGGAAATTTTCTTAATATTTTATCAGGTTCTAATGAACGACTTGCATGTTTTTTTAAAATAAATTTATGAGTATCAGAGGTTGTTGTACCAATACCAACTTGCACCGTAGATGCAGTGCCTATTTGAGAAATGGATTCATATAATTTTATTTTTGTTATTTTAGAATTGGAGTTAGGGATTACTGGATCTATGTAATATGTCCTACCATTTTCTAATCCTGACAATGGCACATCATCTGTTTCATAAATTATTTCATCACCCTGAATAAATTTAATATCTCTTTGTTTTATTGGAAAATTTATAAAACTATACTTTTCAGTAAAAATATTATATCCATCAAATTTAGTAGTATCACTACCATCCGAAAAAGTTTCTTCTACAACATTAGTTGTAATTGGATAACTTGGAAGTGAATTAGAGGCAACATATCCAAATTTGTTATCATCAACGTATACAGATAACGTGTCTGCTATAATATTCCCATTACCCTCTTTGAGAGGTACACCTGTGCTTGATGCTTTATTATCAGATCTACGAATATCATATAATTGGTTTGGAAGTTGAGTAAAATTTGATATATTTCCTGCGGTGAAGGAGTGTGTAGCTGAGGTTATAGATTTTACATCACCAGATCCTACTCTTGCATTCTCATTTCTCTTAAGAATTTCAAAATTATCACCCTCCTTTAAATATGCTTTGTCAATCGGTGTCTGTAATTGAAATTCAGCACTTGAAATGCCAACTTGAAATCTTGTACGAGTATTATAAATCCAAGAATTAGCAAAAATTTGTTTATAATTTTCACCATCATTTTCTATTTTTTCACCTACATTTTTTACAAATATATTTTCATCTTCATTTACTAAGTTAACATCTGTTACTGGAATCAAATCTGATATTACACCTGTGATTCTTAAATCTACTCTTTTAGATAAATCTCCATTTTCAAATCCAAATATTGTTTCATCGTCTCTAATATCATCACCAGTATTAATACCAACGTTTATGCCACTACATCCAAAGAACTGATTTATTGATTTTGAAGTGTAATTTATTGATGTATTTTTTCCACTAATAAGAGTGCCTGTTGCACCAAATCCAACAGTTGAATCTACATCTATTATCGTTCCACCTGCGTGTATTCCATTAATTAATTTTGTTTTGCCAGGCACTTTAAATATGCCTTGAATTAAATCTCTATCACTAAAACCTACAAATAAAGCAATCTTATAATAATTCCTTCCCTCTCTTTTTATAATTTCAACTTCTGATACTGATGCACTAGTTGAAGTATCAGTTGATTTAAATATTGTCTGACCTGTTAAGTTTTGAGGTTCACCACTACCAATAACATCAGCTACAATGACCTCACGACGTATGAATTCAGCACCAGATGGTTTAATTAAATTACCTTCTAAGTCAATAACTTTTGCATCAACTCCATATAATACTTTAAATAATATATTTACTGATTCTTCAATACCTTTAGATTGATAGAATGAACGAGAAAATTTTATGAAGTTTCCTATATCTAAATCACTGGTAAAATCATTATTTTCTAAACCAGGTAAAAATGTTTTTTTAAGTTTTTTAAAAAACTCTTGTAAAAACAGAACAGATAAATTTGTTAATGTTGATCCGTTAGAGTGTGATGCTGCTGATGTTTCATTAAATTTTAAATGCTCTTGATTTATATTAAGGAGTGAGGAGGAGATACCTACATTATATCCTGTTACACCACTAAAACCACGAATACATCCAGTAAATGTAGTGGATGTTATTCCTGTATATGATATAATTTCATCATCAATTTTAAATAGACCATACTCATTTGGAAATCCTTTTGTACTAGGTACAGTAATTGTATCATCAGTAGATGAAATATCTGATGAAATAGTTGTTTTACCAACAATGACTTCGGGGACTAAATTATCTGGTTTTAAATACTGATCGAAATTAGTTATTAAATCAGAAGGACCTCCTTGAAATTCTTGTGAAATATAATATTGCTTTAAAAACTCTGTTGCATTAGGAAAATCAGATACCACAAACTCTGGTAACTGATTTTCAATAATTTTATTGACTTGTATTCTTTTGTCAAATTGTGACATAAATTATTTCCTCTCTAAAGTTCCATTAGAGTAACTTGATGTATAGTAATCTCTCTGGAATACGACTCCTGAAACATCCTCTCCTGATGCAATTACGTCCTTCACAGTATTTATTGTGCTTTTTGATACGTTGAAATTGAGATATAAATCCTTAAGACCAACAACATCATTCGATTCTGGGAACGCTTGTATCTCAATAATATTGTTTTGGCTAACGGTAGATGTAATATTAATTGTATTCAATATAACTTCTCCATGTTTATAGTCCACTATACCAGCTTCTTTAACTAAAATTTGTTGTTGATTTTTTTCATTCTTAGTTACTACACTTAATATTCCTTTCATACTACCATCTAGATTACCAGATGCATCTTTATTTGGTATATCAGTTAGATAAGCAATGTTAGAAAATCCATTGATTGTAAAACCTGTACTTTTTATATTATATCCTGCAGGTTTAATATTAAATTGGTTTCCAAAACATAATTCATACTGTGCGAATTGATTAAGTAATGCTTTTAAATCTCTTCTTATGATAACTTTAGTAATATTAGATGTAATTCCATTATCAATACGGTCAATTAATGTGCTAATTTTACTATATTTAAATCGTCCACCAAATTTATTAATTTCAACATTTGATGCATATTCATTTAGAGCATTAATTATATTTGTTCTCAAACCAGAAGAAGAATTTATTTGAGATGGATTATAATATATGTTTGACTCTATCTCCACATATAGTAGTTTTAAATCAATAATCTCAGAATTAATACCAGCGATAGCGTAATTCTTCAATTTATTTTTAATTTGATTTTTATCAAAATCTGATACGAAAGTGCCATTTTTTGGTTTAATACTTATCTGCACTTTACCGAATTGTGGTGGACTTAACTCCTCTCCACCAACAACAGCAACAGATTCAGCAGCAGGATATATCGTACCAATTATTGCCTCATAATCCCTTGGTGTTACTGCCCTGTATTGTGCTGAGTAAATTCTTGGAGCAAAATACTTAATTGACTGCACATCTTCAACTTCAGCACCATTAGAAGCATTAGAGACAGTAGTTATACTGATGGGACTACTTGGTGTAAAGAATGTATCGTCACTCTTTGCAAATGAACCTTGGAAACTAAAACTTGCAGCACCATTTCCAGTTTCTCCATCAGTTACAATATACTGTGCTGTAATTAAAGTACCACCTTCTAATTTTTTACCGAAGAACCCGTCACCAAATAATATTTCATACTTCTCATCTTGAACTTCTTGTGCTAGAAATATTTCTGAGTGTTTATTAATATTCAATATATTATCAATCATACTATATTTTCTTCCAAGTCCAACATCCCCAACCCCTTTTACATAAACACGTAAAGTTGAACTATCGATATTTGGACTATCGATAATATATCTTTGATCTTGTGAATTATCTACACGATAAACTCTCTGAAGTAAAGTTCCTTCATAAACATTGATAGGATCATCAAATACAGCAAAGGAAGTTCCTCCTCTATCCTCTACTCTACTAGATGTAATAGAATCTGATGTTGAAAATCTATATGTGGTATTCTCAGCATTACCAACACAAACAAGTCCTGGACGAAGGGTTAAAAACTTTGTAGTGGCATCAGATGTTGTTCCGACATCTATGTCATTTATTTTAATTTGAGCTACTGCAGCGGTTTTTGAACGGGGTACATATCCAATATTTCTTGCAAGGGATACAACATTCTCTCTTATTGTTGCAGAATCTAAAAATGATTCGTTTGCAACTAAATTTGCGTTAAATGCATTAATGTAAGTATTATAGGCAAGCGTATCTATTAAAACTGAGAAGTTAGAACCTTCAAAATCAAAACCACTAAAATTTGAATTTGAACGTAAAAAATCTTTTATCTGTGCTTTGATTTCATCAAAGTCTAAACTTGTAAACTGAGTAAAAGGCATATTATCTCGTTGGTTCTAAAATAAAGGAGAATGACTGTGTTGGAGCATTAATTCCCACGATATCAAAAAAGACTTTAACATCAAAATTATTATTGTCTGGGTCTGACTGTGCCTCAACCTGAACATTAGCAACTCTTGGTTCATAATTTTCAATTGTTTCTACAATTTGATCTTGTATTGTAACAATAGTGCCACGACTATAATTCTGAAATAAAGAACTTCTTATTTCAGTGCCGATTAAAGATTCAAAAAATCTTTCTGTTGGCATCGTTTCAACCAAATTTCTTACAGATCTTACAATTGCCCTCTCATTCGCAAGCACAGGAAGGTCTTTCGTCACTGGATGAGGTGAAAAAGACAGACTTATATCCTTAAATGATCTTGATTTGCGTAAAATCGACATTATAAACGCTTTTAGATTTATTTATACCCTATCTCGCATAATCTTTCATCACATAATCATTACTATCAAAATATTCAAGTACCCAATAAGCAACAGAACGAGGATTTTTTGCTCCACAAGTAAAAATATCGAACGCAACGCAGTTTTTTTCTGGCCAAGAGTGGCATGAGAGGTGACTTTCACCTAAAGTTACGGTGCAAGTCACTCCATAAGGTTCAAATTGATGTGTGTAGGTGTTTAAAACCTCTAAACCTTCAGTTTTACAAGCACTAACGCATATTTTTTCGATTTTATCCCTATCATTTAGTTTTTCAAAGGGTACATTATACACTTCAACAAGTAAATGTGTACCCATATGGGCATTTTTTACCTGTTTCATCCTAATTCTGGTTCAAATGGTTTCCTTTCTTCAGTATTTTTCCTTTCTTTTGCTGTTTTCCAGAAATAATTCTCTTCTGAACCGAGTCCCATTCGGTCATGACCGTTCTCTACTTGATAATATACTGTTGAAACCTTAAAATCGGGAACTTTAGGTGTTTCTGGAGTGATACTATTGTCATAAATCCTCATTCTGTTGTTAGGATAGAGACAATATTGCCCATTATCAAGTTCAATGATGTTATGAGACTTGTGTTCAGCAGGAATTTCACTGGTTGAGTAGTCAATTGCGTCAACATCAGAGTGATAATTATCTAAAGTGCAGACATATGTGCCAGTTTGAGTTCCAAAATCTCTTGTATAGACCTCATAATGCATTGATCCAATAAATTGCTTCTGAACTGCAACGATTCCATAGTCCATACAGTTCCAAAATTGCAAATTATGTAGTGTCATATCAGGATCAGGTGTCTTTGGTTGAGACAAAAATGCTGAAATTGGCAATTTATCAAACATTGCAGCATATTCTGGTAAATATGTTTCAAAATAGAAGGCACGACCTGGCATACTCTTTGCACTTACCCAAACACCTTTCTCAAATTCACCATGACCACTCTTATGGTCGGTTAAGTATTCTTTTCTTACCCATACATCAATTGCAGGTAAGTTTGTAATTAATGTGCTCATAATTAATTTTCGTTAAGTTCCCAATCTCTTTCATCGGGTCGATAATATGATGTAAGTTCTTCACCTTCTTGAATATCTCGTATCGCAAAGAACTCGTGTGTTTTTCGATCCCAAAATAAATTTGGAGTATGCGAATGATTTATATAATATTCAGTATACAGCATATTCAACGGAACGTCCAGTATGTATGACTCAGTTTCTGGATTATACATACACATTCTTTCTACAAACTGCTCAATCTTAGTACCAACAAGTTTTTCAACCTTTTCCCAATGAATTTCATGATTTGGAAAATGATTCCAGTATTTTTTATCATAAAGAATTTCATCTTGTTTGATATCTCTCAAAGCAAAAACACCAACTCCTGCTCCCTCAATTAAACTTGGTTGTAAGCAGGTTTTGATGTCTTGTATCGATGAAATCATATCATCGTAACTATACATTACATTACTGCTCCCACTTACCTTTTGTTTCCCATTCGATATATTTCTTATTTCTCTCTTCCATATAATCCCAGAACCATTGGTTTGGGTCATCTGCGTAACTCACTTTTGGTTTTTTCTCTGTTTTTATATATTCAAGATTCTTCGATATCTCATCACGAATAATCCAATCGATATGTTTTGTGACCTGACCGAGTAACTGCTCCTCAAAAAGAGGACTCTTCATATATGCAAATACCAAGAGTCCACTTCCAAAAGTTATGTTTGAAATAATCAGAGCAGTGACAGCAATCCATCTTGTTCTAATTCGACTTGCTGTTCTCTCCAACTCATTCATCTTCCCTGACCTCTGTATCTTTTACGAGCCGAGTTACGGGACGTAGCGGAGTATTTCGAGTGTTTTCCCCGCCCTTGACGAGTTTTTTTGGGTCTTGACTCAGTAATATAAGCACTACCCATCATTCCTGTTTTTCTAGCCATTATTTAAAGGTTCCTCAATATAAGGTTCATAAGTGATATCTTTTGATGTGAGTGTCTTATTGTAGTAACACTCAACTGCAAGGTCTTCCATAATGTCAAAGAGTTCTGATTCTGATACATTCCAGAAGATAACCTTGCCTTTACGGAGAACGTTGTAACGGTCTCCTACTTTCTTTTCTTTTTGCGGTTTTCCCATTTGTTGAATACAAAAAGTCCGATTGCTACCCATATTAAAATTGTAAATCCGTAATTTCCCATGTTAAGAATGTGGATCGTAATACCGTAACAACAAGTATAATATAGCCATTATCAGTAATATTGAGATAATTGCAATCATTAGATTATCCTTGTCTTTTCGTGTCCGACTCTGACCTGTGGGTCACACCAGATTTCAAATCCTGCTTCTTTTGCATCGAGGCAGAATGATACATCTTCACCGCACATGTCTTGAACTTCTCCTGATTCAAA